CCCTGACGCCGGCGGATTAAACAGGGCGAACTGCACGGCGGCCGCTGCCGTCGCGCCCACCAGGTTGCCGGCCGCGTTGCCCGCGGCCGTCGCCGGCAGGACCATACTGAACACGTTGCCGCGATACGTCGGTTCCTGATAGTAGCCGTGTGCGTTGATGCCGACCAGCGACCCGTCTTTGGAGCAGCGCTCCTGTGTCAGGTCTCCATCGTTCAGCAGCTGAGGCCCGGTCTTGACTTGCGGAAACATAAACTTTTCTCCCTTACTTCAGCAGTTCGGCCGAGAGCGAATAGGTGTAGCTCAGCCCGTCGGCATGTTTCACAATGGCGTCCCACTGGTACGGCACCGCCCGGCTCACCGCTTCGCGGATGTTGCCGAACGCCGGATCCGGCGCGAACGTCATTTCGTAGCAGTAGGTGCCGACCTGGCTCACCGGGACGCCCCCGGTGGTCAGTTCGACCTTGCCGCCGCTAATCCTGTCGTAGCCGCGGATCACTACCGACACGCCGGCGCCCCCCGGCACTACCGACAGATTCAGGTACAGCCGGATGGCTGCCACGTCCGGATCGGTGAAGATCTGGCTCGCCGTGCTGACGGTGCGCGCCGCGCTGGGCAGCAGGCCCCGGATCGCTTTGGTGCCGATGTTGGGCATTAGAGTAGATGGACGCGGTAAGTGGTGTACACCTTGATGGTTCCCGCCGCCGTCCCCGGCTGAGTGAAGGCCGAAGCCGCCACCAGACTCAGGCCGACGTTGGCGGTCATGGCGAAAGCCGCGGTCGACAGCGGCACGAACTGAATCACGTTGCTCGCGCCCGCGCCGATCGAGCTGGCGGCTGAGATCACGCCGGTGAGGGCCGCCCCGCCGCCGCCCAGGTTGACGGTGATATTGCCGCCGCCGGTGTAGGCCGCCGTGGCAAAGGTGTAGGACATCAGCACCGATTCCAGTTCCAGCCCATAGCCCGCGCCAGGCGCCACCACCAGGGTCTGCCCGTTGGCGTGGCCGAAGTTGCCGGCCGCCGTGGAAACCAGCTGCGCCGCCGAAATGATGGTCAGCGTGGTGAAGTGCTTGCTTCCCACGTTGCCGCCCGTGAAGAGACCGGACTTGCCGTCGAACCCGGCGGCAACCGTGCCTTCCGGCTGTTCGATCTGCAAAGCGTTGGCGGTCTGCCCGCTGGGGATTCCGATGACCAGGCCCGGTTCGAGCCCCGCCCCGACGGGCCCCACTCCGCCCAGCGTTCCTTCGTGGCCTTTGCCACCCGCTCCGTAGAGCGTCACCGACAGGCCGTTCTTGATGCGCGTCCGCCCCGTGGTGGTCTGTGCTTGTGCCTTTGCCATGATTCCCCCTTAGGAGCTCGGCACGCCGTAGATGCCGTAGAAGCCGTTGTACCCGACCGAATACCGCATCCAGCCGGCGGTCTTCACGCTGCGCGAATCGAAGTCGATGTCGTGCACCGTGTTGAACGCCTCGCGGTCGTAGAACCGCAGCTCCGTGTCGCTCTTCTCGCCTTCCAGGAACCAGGCGTGCGGATCGGTGAGATAGTCCCACACCATCCAGCTGTCGAAGCTGGGCATGCCGCTGCGCCGACGGAACGCGTTGATTGTCCGGTTGGCGGTGTCGGGCCGGTCGTTTCCGCCCAACAGTTCGGCGCCGATGAACTCCAGCGGTGCCGGGAAAATTGCTTTCTTGGTCGGGATGCGCAGCCGCTTGCCGCGGTGATCCAGCGTCTGACGCATATCCGTCAGGGCGAGCTGAATGCTCGTCACGTCCGGATCGCTCGGATAGCTGAGCTTGTTGGTCTGCGTGCCGCCGCCGATCAGCGGGTGCCCGGTGGCGAACAGCGCCTGGCCGTCCGGCCCGGTCGTGCTCGTGAACCCCGTGTTGAACACGTTGGCCGCGCCCACTTCCTTGGTTTCCTTGGCCGAGCGTCCCAGCTCCGTCGCCAGTTTGCGCACCACCCCGAACTTGTCATCGTCCATGGCCACTTTCGAGACCTTGAACCCCAGCCCGTACTGCGCGTGGATGTAGGTCTTGTTGAAGCCCGGCAGCGCTTCGTCGTAGCGCGTCCCCGCGCCTTCGGGAACCACCGCGAACTGGCCGAAGCCGGTCACTTCCGTGGTCTGCTCGATCGAGCGCGAGCTGCTTTCCTGGCGGAACACCTCGACATACTCGTCGGGGAACCGGGAATACTTCGTCATGATCACTTCGTCGATCGCAGGCAGCATGCTCTGCAGGAAGAGATCCGGAAAAATCGTTCTGATAAACATCTAAAACCCCTCCGAGACTTTTGAAGCGGAGCCGGATCTGTGCCCGGTCCCCGCCCCCGAAAACCTTTCCTTACACGCCCACAGTCACGTTGGCGTAGAAGTGCTTGATGCAGAGGCACTCCAAGATCGCGTAGCCGCCCGCCACGTTCGGCTGCAGGCTGCTCAAGGCCAGGACCCGCACATCGCGGTCCGTGCCGCTGCCCGCGGCAATGGTCGAGTGGTTGATGGTGTACGCCGACTGCTTCGTGGTGGCGCTTCCGGCGCCTGCCAGGCAGTTCGCGTTCTTGCCGACATGCGAGGCCACCGAGATCGAGGTGGTGTCGTCCACCTGGGCCATGGTGATCAGGTCCGGCTCGTCCGCCACGTAGTGCACCGTGGCCGTGGAAATCGCGCCCCAGTTCAGGCTGACGCCCACCCAGAGAGTCGTACCGGGGGTGCCGCTTGAGAAACTGGCGATGCCGGGCGCCGCGCTGCCCACTCCGGTCGGATCGGCCACAGAGGCGGCCGCCTTCATCACCGGATCGTTCATGAAGATGGCGTAATTGGTGTCCGTCGCCGGCTTGCCGTATTGATTGATCGACCAGGGCCCGCCGCCCGTACGGGCGATCGGTCGGAACCCAAAAGGACTGTTCGGATTTGCCACTTAGCTAATTCCCCCCACGGCTGGTTATTCGCCAGTCGCGGAGGGAATCGCTTCAGGCTTGTCGATCGAACTTCACGCCCATCTCGATGTCGCTGCCCAAGAGGTCCTGGCTCTCCGTCGCGTTGGCGCGCACCACCTCGCCGCGCTCCAGCGGCCGCGAACCCGCCCCCCGGGCGCCGGCGCCGCGCACCGCGCGCTCCTGCTCCACCTGGTAGTTCTCTTCCACATCGCGGACAGCCTGCTCGCTCTCCTGGGCGTACTTACGCCGCCGCCCCTCCGCCACCACGGCCGGAATCCTGGCCAGAAACAGCGTCCCGGCCTTCGCCGGCTCGCCGCGATCGTCCGGCACCAGCACGTACCCGCGCATGCCCAGCACGTCGATGCAGCGCTGCGAGAGGAACTTGTAACTCATGCCCGGCTCGTTGCCGTAGCGCACCACGGTGTCTCGCAGGGCGTTAGAGCCCAGCATCAGCGGGTCGCCGAAGGTTTCGTCCCCGATCTCATAGTCCACCTGGCGCGCCGGAATTTTCAGGATGCGCTTGCTGAAGGCCTCCGCTACCTGCTCCTTGCCGAACTTCTTGATGGCCGCGTACAGCCCGCGCCGCATGATGGGGTCCTGCACGGCTTCGTGCTCTTTCACCAGGATGGCCGCGGCCGTCGCTTCCGCGAACGCTTCCAGGCCTTCCTTCTCGATCGCCGCCAGCAACGCCGGGCAGGTGTCGATCAGCGGATCCGGACCGTACACCCACCGGCTGATGGTCTCCGCCGGTGCGCCGAATGCCGCCTTGTCCCAGGCGTCGTTCAGAAACTGCGCCGCCGTTTCCGGCGGTTCCTGCAAGCCCAGGCCCAGGTCGGGGATGGCTTTCATCTTGTCGTCGATGCGCTCTTGCCGGTCCGCCAGGATTCTCTGGTTCGCCGCGCGCGCCGGATCCGGCGCCGGCTTCGGCTGATTTCGTTGTTTGGCCATGGTCTACCTAAAACCTCCCCGCATTTTGACGCCTTCCTTGGCGCGTTTTTTGTACTTCTCGATGGCCTGCTCCGGCGTGGTGTCGGCGTCCACCAGCATGCGGATGGCAATCTGTTTCTGCTCGTCGTCCAGCTCGCCGTCCTCTTCGGAGGCCTCCGGCCGCCGGCTGCCATGGTCGCCGCTCTGTGCCGCCGCGCGATCGCGCCGCGTCTGCGCCTTCGCAGCTTCCGCATCCGTCTTCAGTTGCGCCGGCGTCTTCAGCTTGCCCTCCCGGAGGAAGGTCAGCTCGGTCCGCTCCGCCGCCATTTCCATGGCCACCACTTCACTGACGCCCATCTTCTTCAGCCGGCCGTACTCCGCCGCGGTCGCCGTGAAAAACTCGCTCTTATCGTTCTTCAGGTCCGGATACTGCGCCACCAGCTTGCCCTGCGCGGCGAGCTCGGCCGCCTTAGTGCTGATGGCCTCGGTCATCTCGTCGCCCTTAACGAAGCCCTGTTTTTTAGCCCAGGAGGTCATGTAGGCTTCGAAGGCCTTACCGCCCTTCGTAGCCAGTTCGAGCACATCGACCTCGGGCTCATCGGCCGCTTTCGGCACCGCCGGCGCGGACGGCGCCGCGTTGGCCTTGTTGTACCAGAACTCGGCCGTGCGCTGGCCTTCGGCCACTTGCAATTTCAGCGCATCCAGTTCGCGCTGCAACGCGTCGTTAGACGGTGCCGCCGCGGCGGCCGGGATAACCGGCGCCGCGGCCGCGGCGGCCGGGATGGCAGGAACGGTAACGGCTGGGGGAGAAGGGGTCATGACGTTTTCAAAGCCTCGGCACCGAATCGGGTGCCCTTGTAGAGTTGTTTCTGTTTCGGAAGGTAGGGCGCGACGCACGCCGCGCACATCAGTTGTAAGTAGCCGTCTTTCGGCACCACGTAGAGCCGGACCACCGCGCCTGGCGTGGAGTCGCTCAGCAGTTGCCAGCTCTTCTCACACACCTGGCATCCCGCCGGCGGCGCGCCGCCCAGGAAGTCCAGCGCGCGATAGTGCCACTCCAGGCAGTAGTCGCAGATCACCTGGTTGCTCGCCAGGCGGTGCACGCGCCACAACGGCCGGTGCTTCGTGCACCAGCTGCAGGCGGCCGTCTCCATCAGGCTGGGACTCACAATGGTTCCCCATCCACCAGGTGCACCACTTTGTGTTTGGGACAGAACCACGCGTCCCCGATTTTGTGCCAGCCCGGCGGAGTCGTTGGCATCCAGAGCGACTGGCCGGGTATCAAGCGCCTGGTCTCCGTGTGCACCACGGCAGCGCAATGCGCGCACACCCAGCGGTAGATGATCTCGGCGAAGCTGATGTCCCGGCTGATCGTTGGCGCCATCCTAGATTTTCGCGGGCGTTTTCTTGCCCACGAAGTAGGCGAACACGGCCACCAGAATCGTGCCCACCAGCTTGGCCGATTCCATCGCGTTGTCCATGTTGTCGAACTTGAAGCCGTCCAAGGCCTTCACGTAGTCGATGCGGGCGCCCATCACCGCGGCGATCAGCGCACCCAGAATGTTCGATCCCTGATTGCCGTCGAGCATCCGCTCGAGCAGCTTGTTGATGAAAGCGTTCTTCACGCCATTGAGGACTGCCATGGAAGTTACTTCGCCACCGCGACGGCGTTGATCTTATCCTGCACCGACGTCAGGAACGCGCCGATGTTGTGGGTGAACTTGGCCCAGTCGCCGGCGGCTACCGTCTGTTGTTCTTTCGGTGTGGCATCCCACACCTTGCTCGCCAGCGTGATGGCTACGCTAATCGCGTTCAATGCTGCTGTAAGAGGGTCCATGCAGGGTCATTCGGCACTGCGCGGCACTTTAGCGCACCATCGTCATTCGGCTGCGCTGAATGCCACCACTCACCACGGGATAGAAGCATGGCGGCCCCCACTTTTTGCACGCCGCTTCCAGGGCAAGCCAGGTCGAGGGAATCGGGCTGCGCGGCTCGGGTGGTCGGAGTTTGGCCCGGTGCCATCCCGCTGCGATTCGCGCGCTCTCCTCCCGGCATCGCCCACACAGTTGGGAGCGGTTGGCTACGGGCGCTCCGCAGTCATCGCAAAACCCCGTGACTGGGCCGCGCCGCACCTCAGTCGCTCCGCGGCCGTTTGGCAGCCCCGCCCGCTGCATTCCTCCGCAGCTCGTCCAGGATTGTCCGCGGGCATGCCATCACCGATTGCAGCGCCGCCGCCGCCCCTTGCGCCCGCCGTAGCTCGATGTCGTCTTTCTCCGTGAAACAGCGCACGCTGAGCTGGTCCCACATCACCGCCAGCCTCTCGCTGTAAATCTGCCAGCTCTTGGAAGCCAGCATGCGCTGGAACTGCTCGCTGTCGAGCTCGTCCAGTCGCCCGTCGCGATGCAGCGGAGTTTTCATTTCAATCCGAATAGCGGGCCGGCTTCCCGCGCCGCGTGGTTGAATTCGTAGTAATCGAACGTGCCCAACTCTGGTTTGCACTGCTCGATAAAGGCCGCGCCCTTGGGACAACCCGCATAGGCGCGGATGAACAGGTCGTAGTGATGGTGAAAACGTTCGAGGTTCTGAGCGAAGTTGAGGTTTGGCGTCTCGGCGGAGATAGCCGTCACCAGGCAGAGCAGGCCGAGAATGAGAGCGCGCTTCATGGCTCGTGCACCACTTGCGTGGGTTCCAGCCGCAGTAGTTGCTCCAGTGCCCACTCCTGTTCCCACTTTTCCAGGCTGGTCGCGTACAGGTAAGCCAGCCAGGCGCGCGTAGCCATCACACCACGGGGGGCCACCGCGCTAGGAGTTTCCATGCAACCCCTCGTCGTGCCCGCTAAACACGAACGGCCCGGTGGCCTCCGGATTCCCCGCCGGCAGTTGCGGCGCGTTGCCGAACAACCCGGCCGGGAATTGCAGCGCTCCGCTCTGTGCCAGTTGCCCGGCCGCCTGCACCGCCTGCTCCACAATCGCTTGCTGCAGCTTCTTGTGCTGCAACTGCGCGATGTGGTCGCGGTAGTGCATCATCAGCTTCTTCATCGCGTCCGGA